GCCGGGTGACTGCGTTTTTAATGACGAGGAAAGTCCGGACTCCATGGAGAAGTGACGCCGGGTAACCCCCGGCCAGGGTAACCTGAGGGAAAGCGCCACAGAAAAGATACCGCTCAATTTTTAGAGTAAGGGTGAAATGGTAAGGTAAGAGCTTACCGCTAACGTAGTAATACATTAGGCTTGGCAAGCCCCGTCAGGAGCAAAATCAAATAGGAGCTGCATGGGTTTTCCCAGAGTTCTCCACTTTAGCAGTTCGGGTAGATTGCTTGAGTTTACCGGTAACGGTGCACCTAGATGAATAGTCCCAATGGTAGCGATATCATTACAAAATTCTAAGGAAGGCGCCGCACTTATGGATAAGTGGGAGCGCACAGGTCTTCTAGAAGGTCTTGAGAACAGTCGAACCAAGGATACTATGGCTCGTCTGCTTGAGAACCAAGCTAAGGAACTACTTCGTGAGGCATCCACCATGGCTGGTGGTGACGTTGAAGGATTTGCCGCTGTTGCATTCCCCATCGTACGTCGCGTATTCGGTGCCCTCATCGCGAACGATCTCGTATCAGTTCAACCCATGAGCCTCCCAAGTGGACTCATTTTCTTCCTTGACTTCCAACACACGTCTGCTAAGCTTAACGCTGCTGCAGCCGAGTCACTTTACGGTGGCGACGTAGTAGGTCAAGAAATCACCGGCGGCGTTAAAGTCGACGATGATGGAACCTCTCGTCACGGCGAGAAGTCATTCTATGCTTTGAACCAAGGTTCAAGCTCCCCAACAGGTTCAGTAACCATCGCTATTGGCGACGTTGCGGACTCTGGTGAAGGCGTGTTCATGGTCGGCAATGCTGCTGGCACTGACAAGTACCTTCGTTTCGATCCTGATCTTGCATCCGGTTCATACGCGCAGGTTCTTCACCTTACCCTCTCTGACGCTCAGCGCGCAGTAATGGGTCTAGACGGCAGTAACCAAAACCCGGTTGCTCTCGACATTAACATCGGTGCTTGTGGTACCTCTCATTCGGAGCCTTCTGGCTCAACAGTTGTCCGTCGTTTGACTAAGGCTTCTGGTTCGATTCTAGAGGTTGTTGTACACGCTACAGCTTCATTCACCACACTTGTTCCTGTTGGAACTGGTGATGCAGCTACCACGATTATTCACCCCTTGGTGGATGATTTCACTGGTACCCCCGCTGCTGGTTCGACCAACGCCCTAGGCGCTGTTGTCGGTACTGACGACTGGGGATTGGAAGCGAACGAAGGCATTGCCGAGATCGATATCAAAGTCGATTCCGTAAGTGTTACCGCCGTAACCAAGAAGCTCAAGGCTAAGTGGACGCCAGAGTTGGGACAGGATCTAAATGCCTATCACAACCTTGACGCCGAAGTCGAGCTTACCTCAATTCTCTCTGAGCAAATTGCTCTTGAGATCGACCGTGAGATCGTTGAAGATCTTATTAAGGGCGCAACCGCTGGTACAATGTACTGGTCACGCTCCCCCGGTCTGTTCGTGAAGCGAACCACCGGTGCCGAACTCGGCGCCGCTACTAAGGCTCCAGACTTCACGGGCACAGTCAGCGAATGGTATGAGACTCTGATCGAAACCATCAATGACGTTTCAGCCCAAATCCATCGCAAGACTCTGCGTGGTGGCGCTAACTTCATCGTCTGCGGACCTGAAGTTGCCAACATTCTTGAGTTCACCAGTGGATTCCGAGCCAAGGTTTCCCATGAGGATTCCAAGGGTACTGTCGGTGCTGTTCAAACTGGTAGCATTTCCAAGAAGTTCGACGTTTACGTTGACCCATACTTCCCACGGAATGTTGTCCTCGTTGGACGCAAGGGTGGATCCTTCCTAGAGAGCGGTTATGTATACGCTCCTTACGTGCCACTACAGGTCACTCCCACCATCTTTGGTGTCGAGGACTTCGTGCCACGCAAGGGTGTCATGACCCGCTACGCTAAGAAGATGGTACGTCCCGATATGTACGGTCTAGTTATCGTTCGCGGCTTGCTTGGCGAGTCTGGATCTAGCTCTTAGTAGTTACCTCCAAAC